GACGACAAGCGCCTGCCCGAGCCGATCACGAGCTACCTCTGCGCCGACGGCTACTACGCGCGCCGGGGCTGAGCATGCTGCTGCGCCAGGCCCTCAGCGAAGAACGCGCTGCGCACGGCGACGAGCTGCAGCCGCTGCCCAACGTCCCGACCCGCGAGCAGATCCAGACCCTCGAGGGGATGCTGCTGCAGGTCGAGGCGCAGGGTGGTGGCGTGGCCATCGACACGTGGCACCACTTCGCCGACGGCCTGGTGGCCCGGACGATCCTGATCCCGGCCGGCACGATGCTGACCGGGGCTTCGCACAAGACCGAGCACCTGAACATCGCTCACGGCGACATCACCGTGTGGACCGAGGCCGGCATGCGCCGGCTAACCGGCTACCACGTGCTGCCGTCGCTGCCGGGCGCCAAGCGCGTGGGCTACGCGCACGCCGACACCTGGTGGACGACGGTCCACCTCAACCCGACCAACGAGCGCGATGTCGAGGCGCTGGCCGACGCGCTGGTCGAAGACACCCACACCCTGCAGTCGCGGCGACTCGCGCTGAAGGGCAAGCCCTTGGAGAGCCTGTCATGAGCTGGGTTGCAACTGCCGTCGTCGGCGCTGTCGTCGCCACGTCCGTCTACAGCGCGGACCAGCAGCGCAAGGCCATCCACGGCCAGCAGGATGCGATGCGCGCGCAGCAGGAGGAGGACGCCCGCAAGGCGGCCGAGGCCGAGACCGCCGCTCAGGTGGCTTCCAACGCCAAGCTGGCCGACTCGAAGCGCCGGCGCCGCAGCAGCGCGCTCGAGCTGGGCGACCCGACCGCCAGCGCCGACACCCTTGGCGGTGCCGCAGGTGCGACCGCCCTGGCTTCCGGTGGCACGACACCGGCGGCACGTGTGGCCTCGTACTACCCCGGCACCTCGGCGGCCTACGCCGCGGGCACCGCACTGGGCGCCGGCTCGGCGAGCTCGCGCAGCACCGGCCGCGTGGGTATCCCGAAGACCCCTGACCGAGCCATGGCCGTCTGATGACCGCGCAAGTCGACGCCCTCTGCAAGCGCCTCACGCGCCTGAAGCAGCTGCGCCAGCCGCACGAGTCGGTGTGGCGCGACTGCTTCGATCACTCGTTCCCGATCCGCGCGTCAGGCCTCGACGGTGGGGCTCCGCTCGACGCGCAGCAGGCCATGGACCGCAAGTCCCGGCTGCTGCATTCGGCCGCTACCGATGCCGGCCGCACGCTGGCCGCGGCGATCGTCTCGGGGGCCACGCCGTCGAGCTCGATCTGGGCGCTGCTCGACGTGACGGGCGCCGACGGCGAGGGCCGTCGCTGGCTCGACGAAAAGGGAAAGCAACTCCACGAGGAGATCCACGCCTCGACTTTCGATGCCGCCGCGTTCGAGTGTGCGCTCGACCTGGTGGGCGCCGGCTGGTTCGCGCTCTACATCGACGTGGACCGCGATGCCGGCGGCTTCACCTTCACGCAGTGGCCGCTGTCCAGCTGCTTCTGCTCGACCACCAAGGCCGGCGGCTTGGTCGACACCGTGTTCCGCGAGTACACCCTGACCGCCGAGCAGGCCGTCAAGGAGTTCGGCGTCGAGAAGGTCTCGGCCGACACGGCGAAGAAGGCCGAGGTCGACCCCGACGCGCCGGTGACGATCTGCCACGCGATCTACCCGCGCAGCACCTACGCCGTGGGCGCGCGCCTGGCCAAGAACCTGCCGATCGCCTCCTGCCATTTCGAGGTCGACTCGAAGCAGCTGCTGCGCGAGAGCGGCTACCACGAGATGCCTGTGATCGTGCCGCGCTGGGCCGTGATTCCCGACAGCGTGTACGCGATCGGCCCCATGTTCGACGCGCTGCCCGACGCCCGCGAGCTCAACGAGTTCCTGCGCATGGACCGCATGAACGCCGAGCTGGCCATCGCGGGGATGTGGATCGCCGAGGACGACGGCGTGCTCAACCCGCGCACCGTCAAGGTCGGGCCGCGCAAGGTTATCGTCGCCAACTCGGTCGACTCCATGAAGCAGCTCAGCGCGGGCGGCAACTGGCAGCTGGCCGACGCGCGCGTGGCGCAGTACCACGCGGCCATCCGCAAGATCCTGATGGCCGACCAGCTGCAGCCGCAGGACGGGCCGGCCATGACCGCGACCGAGGTGCACGTGCGCGTGGGCCTGATCCGCCAGCTGCTGGGCCCGATCTATGGCCGGCTGCAGGCCGAGTACCTGGCGCCGCTGGTCGAGCGCTGCTTCGGGCTGATGTACCGCGCCGGCGTGTTCGGCATGGCGCCCGAGTCCCTGGGCGGTCAGAACCTCAAGGTCAAGTACAACAACCCGTTGGCCCGCGCCCAGAAGCAGGAGGACGTGGCCGCCGTCGAGCGCATGACGGGCAACCTCACCGCGCTGGCGAACCTCGGCCAGGCCGTGCCCGCCGCGGCCGCCGCGCTCGACAAGGTGGATTTCGACGCCACCGTCGACGTGATCGTCGAGGGACTGGGCGTGCCGCTCAAGGTCATCCGCGACGAGGACCAGCTGGCCGCGTTCCGCGAGCAGCGCGCGCAGCAGCAGGCGCAGGCGCAGCAGGCAGCGCAGGCCCAGCAGATGCAGACCATGGCTGCCGAGACTGCGATGCAGCGCTCGGTCAAGGCCGCCTGATTCCCTGATGGAGAACTGAAATGGCCGACGAGAACAGCGTTTCCCCTGGGCTTGCCACGCTGGGGGCTGGCGGCTGGACTGTCACCGAGCCGAGCGCGGGCGGGCGGTTTGGCTCTGTCGGCGTGCTGACGCCGCAGCAGACTCTGGCTACTCAAGCCCTGGTGTCAGGGGCTGGGAATGACATGACAGTGGTGCTCATTGGAGATAGCCACACGCGCCGCAACGGGCCGACCATGAGCGACAAGTCGGCGTCCTCTGTTGGCTACGAGCTGACAGATGCCTTCACTACGCCGTCGACCGCATCGATCTACTACGGTACGGACGGTTATTTCGTGGCGGCTAACTCGCTGCTGGGCTATCCATTTCGGATCTTGCACAACACCTCAGTTGGCGGTGAAACCATTGCTCAGATCAACGCTAGGATCCCTAGCGCGATGGCCAAGTACCGACCGGCCTACGCCGTCTACATGGCAGGCACGAACGACGTGCAGGACTCTGGTGTCAACTCGATTGCCACTGCTGACGCTGCCGCGGCTGCCGCCATTGCCGGCATTCAGGCGGGATGGGACGCGATCTTGAGCTATGGCGCCACCGTGCTGACATACACGGTGCCGCCGCGCACTTCGCTAAATGGCTTCCAGCGGCGCGTGTGGGCGCAAGTCAACAGCTGGATCCGCTCCAATGTGTCACGCGGAAAGTACGGCCGCGTCTACCTAGCTGGCGATGCCGCAAAGGCAGCCGGAAACCCCGCGACCGGTGATTGGCTCACTTCCGGCCAGTATGGCGCCGTGGCCAGCGCAAACAGCGGCGACAACATCCACGCCTCCGCTTATGGGTACTACTTGATCGGCTGCGAGAGTGCAGCACGCCTGCAGCCACTCATCAAGTTCAAGCGCCAGGGCCTTAGCTCTCCCGAGTTGTTCTACGACGCCACCAATGGCAACAACCCATTCGGCAATTTGCTCACAAACGGCAAGATGCTCGGCACCGCCGGCACTCAGGTCGCGCCGGCTGCTGGCAGCATCCCTGACTCCTGGGCGGTGCAGGCCACCCCTACTGCACCGACCGGCGGCACCATCGTCACCAGCAAGGTGACGCGCGGCATCACCACCAACGACGCCAGCCAAGTCGAGGAGTTCGGCGAGTGGCTACAGGTGTCCATGACCGGCGGCACGACGGCCGGCGTGCTCCAGATTTTCCAGGAGCTGCCGCAGTCGTCTGCCAACGCCTGGGCCGCTGGCGATGTGATCTCGGCGTCGCTGCAGTTCGAGACTGACGAGACCAACTGGTCGCAAGCTGGAGTCGGCGCAGCGACGCCGATCCTGGTGATCCATTTCAACGCCAATGGCTCCAACGGCTCTCTCAGCTACCAAGTCAACGGGGCTCCAGGCGTGCAGGGGCGCCTGCCTTCAGGCTCCATTCGCACCCCCGAAGCGGTTATCCCGGTGGGCACGACGAGGATTTTCGTGCGGGTCTATTTCCGAGGCCAAGGCACCTGGCGCATCAGCGACGTGGATTGCCGTCTGTCCGCTGATCGCAAAGCCACTCTGGTCTGATTTTCCATCCCCTCCGCGAGCACCGCCATGCCCACCAGCAGCTACGACACCAAGCCCTGGGACATCGACCCGCGCCGCTGGGCGCGGTGCATGCGCGAGGCCGCCGCGTCGATGGTGGCGCAGGGTCGCCACCCGCGTGCTCTGTGCCCGATGGTGCAGGCTAAGCGCGCCAGGCGCCTGTTCTACGCCCACTGAACCCCATCTCCCCTGCCGGTGAACACAGCCAAAGCCGACCCGGCGACCTACGCCCGGGTGTTTGAGGGGCACCACGAGGGCGCCCT